ACCCGTTTTTGTACGCACTTGATGTAATCGACATACAGGATTTTCGCCAGTGCTTCACCGTTTCTGATACCAAAGCCGATTGCTAATTCCTCATCCTGACAAATGTATGTAGTGACAACACCGGTTGCCAGACAGGTTTGGGGCGCATCCATATCGGTAAAAACAAACCAACGAAGATTGCCTGCACCATCCCAATGAAACCCGAGCCGGTACCAAGTATCATCGGCAATATCAACGCCGGTATCAGCATCATTTCCGGTTCCGTCGACTCCATTTGCGAAGTCGAGGTTTCGGTCATCATCGTCTTTCTTGAAGATGACATAATCATTGGGCAAACCAGCATAAATCCCGGCGATACCGGTAATGAGTCCAAACCAGAAATCGCTATTCAGACCGTCGCTGAGCTTAAACCGGATTTCCGCATAGAGCGGATACCCGTTTACCAGCTTCCAGGTTTCGCAATCCTCGGTGAATTCGTCCAGGTCATTGTCAGCATTTGCATTGGTGATAACGAGGACTCCATTTGGGTCGTCGTTACACACCTCTGCGGCGGTTCCGCTTCCGGTCTCTGTGGTCGTAATAGCCCAACAGTCTGATTGTTCATCACAATCGAAATCCCAAACTTGCCGGTGAGCGTCTATAATATCGGCGTGTCTCAACAGGTTCCATTTATCATGGTTGATGTGATAATTCACGAAGAATATATCACGATGATAAAGCTCCGGCTGATTTTCACCGACATCTGCATGTGGGAAATGTTCACAGTCCATTTTTTTCCTCCAATAGTTTTTTTATGATAAAGGCTTTTGCCGCATTATATATACCCTTTATTCCTTTTTGTGAGGCCATGTGTCGCAATTGGTTAATGGTATATTTTGCATATTTTTTTCCCTGATCAGCTTGAATCTTTTTGTCGGGTTCAACAATGGTAACATCGACCATAGGAAAGGCCGCCAATTCCTCGGCGGCTTTCGGGTTATCGATATCAAGGGGATTCTCGATGCCTCGCTCGAGCCAAATATCTCCAATACAAGTCGGGAAATATTGCGGCCTCCCGTAGTTAATAACTGTAGCCTTCATCAGCAGTTATGCTCCAAACACCGAGTAAGGACGGTGGCGTTGACATTCTCGATCGCCACGTCGACCCTCATGGTGTAGAAGATATATGTGGCTTCGTCGGCGGCGACCCGTTGACTCTCAATTTTGATGTCCCTTTGGATACCTACGATGAGGTTGTTTTTAAGGGTCAAAAGTGAGTCGGTGTAATCTCCTGCGCCAATAATGCCATCGGTTGCGGTGAGGGGAGAACCGAGATCGGTCGCCATAAGCGGAACGTCAAGGATTTTAACCTTGCCATATGCGGGCTTAACTGCGCCAGTAAAAACCGCATCTCCGAGAGCGGTTGAGCGCGCCGATAATGCCCCGATATAATCCTGGGTGACCAGATCGGAATTCAAAAATGCCATTTTACCAAGGCCATTTCTAGCCTTATATTTTGAGGGCATATTTTTCAGCATTTTATGATATTTGAATTCCCAATCGTACGGGGCGGTAGAATGCCGCTCAGCGATAAGACCGGCAAGCTCAAAATGAGCGTCCACATTGTCCACTCCACTAGCACAATCGCCTCCACTTTGACACTCGCAAGCGTTCTTAACATGGGAACCACCGGATACGTCATTGTAAAAAGCCTGACCTGGGGTCTGACCCATGACTATCCGACGTCTCCACCCATCAAACATCCCGCGAATATCATCGACTGCAAAGCCGTTCAAGCCTGCGGTTTCACCAATCCAAAACGCCTCCTCAAGTTCGTTCGCGGCCTTGGCGGCAAATATTCTCATAAGGTGATCTGCAAAAGCATCCCCTTCGATATTATCCTCAAGGTCATCGTCAAAAATGGCGATACAACCACGAATTTTTTTTGAGGTCAAAGCAATGAGATTATGTATCCATTGTTTCTTGTATTTCGACTCGTCGAAATGGTTGCCTGGATAAAGGGCTTTACCGGAACCAAAACCGATTGCTCGGATATTTTTGGTCGGTTTCGCCATCCGCACGATACGGGCATAATCTTTCATAACCGATTCATCAACCATGTAGTCAATAAACCGGTCGGCTTCCTCCGGAGACAGATCAATGGTAGGCAGGGAAATGAGATTGTACTTATTCATCTTGAACTTTTTTAGCAGATTTTTAGTTGTGTTTTTCATCTAAAAATTACCTCCAATAAATTTCAAAAGTCTGTTTTTTTATTCAGACGGATTAACCAAAGAAGGCCACAATTCCTGGTCAGATTTTTTAACCTTCCCTTTCTTATCGCCTTCCTCGTTATCCTCGATTGGCTCGTCAGTATCCAGACCCTTTTTTACAGCCTTTGATGTGGGCTTTTTCTCCAGGGTTTCAAGGCGGGTGTTTACCTTTTTTAACTCATCAAGTATAGCGGTATCTTTTTCAGATTCCTTTTTTTCTGCATCAGCTTTCTTGATCTGTTCCAGTTCGGCTAATTTGGTAACCACATCGTCGGGCAGATCTTTGTGATCGCCTTTAGCAACACCTTCCAGATCGCCGAGAATTTTTGCAATTACATCTTTGATCTTTTTAAGTTGTGTGATGGTGGCTTTGTTTAGCCGTGCGCCGGCCTTGGTAACGTCGCTCATCTCATCGATGAAATCGACTTCCTTGGCCTCTTTTGCTTCGGGTGCATCAATAGTGGACAATTTGGTAATGGCCTGCACCGCCGCTAGGGTCGGGGGCGGGTAGTCATCCTTGAATTCTGCGAGCTGTTCGAGGCTTTCGGTCAGGTTTGTCACCGCCTCGTCGGAAAGGTTTTTAAGCTTTTCGATTTTGGCATCGGTTACGTCTTCCTCACCGATTAACTTTTTTAAAACGGACAAAAGTTTATCCATAAAAACTCTCCTTTTGGTTATGAAAAATTTTTTTCGATTCGCGGCAGAATCAACAAGACTTATCTCCGCAACATCGATGTCTTTAATTTTACGCGCCATGATCAATCCTTTTTGTCCTGGCTGTAATGTGTTTTGAACCTCCGCCCGGTGGGAGCATCCATAACCGTTGGTGAGAGGTCATAAATGCCAGAGCGAAGCGTCGGTTAAATTGTAACCGTCAACCTCTGCCTTTATACCTCAAACCCTGTGTTACCAAGATTTGATTTCAAAATTAATATAGGTCAGCTTAAAACGGTTGTCAAGCGACAATTATCGGCTCATGTCTTTTTAGAGTCTCTATCCAGACCAAAAGCTTTTTGTAATCATCAATTCCTATAAGGGAAACAATTGTAAATTTTCCTTGGTCTGTAAGGACTTTTGCAAGCTCCTGGTTCCAGGTAAAGGCCATGCTAGCGCCGGATTTCATGCGGTATACTACAGCTTCGTTGTGTTCGATACCGACGATCTCTACTTCCTGCAGGTCGAATCGCCAGCCATCAATCCACCCGACCCGAGGTACGGGTATACTTTTTGTTTTGTTTGATTTTTTTTTCATTCTGCTTTTGCTTGACCTCCCATTGAAAACCCTGTCAGGTTCCCAGATTTAATATCCTTCCATACCGACTTGCTGGTGATTTTTAGCATGAGCCACCATGCCCCTTTTTTAATCTTTTTGCCGCCTTTTGTGGTGTCTTCCTCAGGTTGGAAATTCTCCAAGATCGGGAACGCATAAGCCCGTCCCTTATGCATCACTTTCAGATTCCCGGCGTTTGCTCTATATTTCTCCATGAAGCGGTACATAGCCTTTTTGATCTCCACCTCATCCGTATAATCCCCCTGTGTGTCCACAATATTTGGCTCATATACAATGCCCCCAACGATCTGCTCATCGTCATCCACTTTTAAAATCTTGAATTTGACCATATCATCAAGCTCGCTGGTTGTCTCGATGCTATATGTCCACAGCGACCACTCTTTTATCAGCTCCCGCACTCGATCAATTGTGTATTTATCGGCAGGGAATTTTAGCCCTACTGTAGTATAATCGTCCCCCCAGTCAACGGAATCAAAGCTCGTGTACCGACCAAATATGACCGCAACATCTGAGGGTATTTCAATATAGCCAAAAAGCGTCCCAGGATGCGATCTGTGAAGGCTCTCAAAATGGGTGAGGTTGCTGACGAATAGTACGGTGATCTCGTTCCGGCC